CACTGGTTCAGAAGCCGCTAAGATAGAGACCGCGTTTATGAGAATAGTATAATGCCTACCAAAAGAGAACGTGAATATTATGCAATGGGTTATCAGGACGGTTATAAACTTGGCCGGATTTCAGGCCGTGACTCTGAACCAAACGTAGGTTTTTACCCAGACCCACGGTCAACAGGACGCTTTGACCTTTTACAGGATGATGTTTCACAAAGACGCACCACTCGTCCTAAACGTAAACTATCAGCATGGAACAAATACGTTAAGGCTAACAGCAAGAAACCGCGCTTTAGATACCGTAATGGTAAGTTAAACCTTAAGAAAATGGCTGTAGCGTTTAGAAAAACGCCAGCAGGTAAGAAGAAGCGCCGATGATAGCCGAATTTATTACGGCCTTACCAACAATTATAAGCTTATTGGAGAAGGAGGACACCGTTTCACCACTCCCTCCTTCCCTCCTAAGTGATGTTATAACAAATCTGGGTGGCCAACCAGTTTCCCAGGATCCTGGTCCTTTTGTCCCTACTCCATCTATTATTCCTAAATTAAAAGAATTTGAATATGATTTACCTATTGAATTTGACCCTTGGTGGTTAAAGACTGAATATAAGGGAATAGAACCCATACCCGTGCCACCAAAGAAAAAAGATTGTAACCCTTATTGGGAAAACTGCATGCTTAAGGTATAAATGCCGATTGCAGCAATTCCTCAGGGTGTCGAATTACGTAAAATTTCAGTAACACAAAAGAAAGCATTAGACGACCTCATAAAGAAACAAAAACAAACTAGTTTATCCTCTAACGCTTTGTTAGTTGGTTTACCTACGCTTGTTATTGGAGGTGTTGCCCTTGCTTATGTGTTTAAAGACGAGATAAAAGATAACATTGAAGAGGCTGAAAAATATATTAAAGATTTACCATCTAAAGCTTTTACAGGCGTTATAGAGGAGGGTTTTAAGATTGGTAAAACATTAACAGGTGTTGATTTAGAAGCTGCTACGCCTGCTACAACTGGCACTATATTTGAGGGCACTACAGAATGCGAAAGATATGGTTATGATTTAGTTAGTTTGTATGAAAGGGAACCTTACTGGCCGTGGGAAAAAGCCGCCGTGGGTTTAGGTATAAGAGAAAAACTAAAAGGTATGAAAAGAGCTGGTTGTGGTAAACCTGTTTATGTGCCTCAAAAAGATTGGGATAGAGTTTAATGAATCCCGATTTAATAATTCTCTTTGTAGGAGAGATTGTAATTATTTTAGTTCTTTATCGTTTTCTTTTACGTGATTGGGTTATAGAAAAGTGGGAGGAGAAAATAGAAGAGGAAAACTGGTTAGTTGAAAAACTTGAACCTGTTATAGATGAAATAGAAGTAAGGACTCACGAAAAACTTCAAGATTTTCAAGATTCTTTTTTTGGTTCAATTGGAGCCATGACAAAAAAAGCGCAGGACCTGGATCCTATGAATAATGTTAGAAAAGCAGCTAAACAGGGTGATTGGATGTCTTTAATGGTAGAATATGCGGCCAATAAGGCCGGACTTGGGGGTTTGATAGCCCCTCAAGAGCCTAATAACAGCCAAAAAGAGGGGGTAAATAGGGGTAAAACAGCCCTAAAACCCCAAAAACTTAAGGATTTATTATATAAGTAGTAGTAAAACTGTATAGGCTTATTGTTATATTTATATATTCAAAAGTCGCGGGACTACTCATTTTATATACAATTGTTTGTATATACAAAATAGGTGAAACAATGAACTTTGCATTAAACAAACAAATAGAAAGAGTAGTAGAAGTATTAGCACTGTCAGCATTAATGGCGAACCATCCAACAAAAGAAATACAAAAGAAATTAAGAGAAATCGCTTTTCCCGAGGAGATTAAATTTGATTGAACAAACATATTTTGGTAAACAATTAGTTCGATGGAATGGAAAACAACCTAACGGTATGGCAAATTTTGGAGGGCGCGATTGCAATTGCCCCGTAGATTATGTTAAACTTGATCCAGGAGACTTTGAATTATATGAGGTGCATTACTGTGATTTGTAGAGAGTGCGGGAAAAGAGGTAAGCCTTATAGAATGGTTAATGAACATTGCAGACATTGTTGGAGTTTTATAAATGGGTAGAAAAAGAGGAGAAATTAAAGAGAGTGTTATGGTTAGATTAACGCCAGATGCCAGGATCAAAATAAATCAAATTAAATTATCTAGAGCTAGGTCTGCGGCCTTTAATGGTTCACGTAGAAGCTTTACTAATTCTTTAATCATAGAACACGCAATACAGATGTATCATCAGCAATGGGACGTCTCTTTAAAGCATCCTGACACGTGCGGAGCTTGCGGCCAAAAACGCTTATATTAGACACTCTAATAACGGGGTTATGGTAGCAAGACGTAAAGCCCCAAGACGTAGGGCACGAAAATCATTTAATATATCAGCAATAGAAGCAGGGACAGCTATATCTTTAGCTCAATCCACAGGGGCCGCTACTGCTGTGCAGCAAGGATTAAAGGGAGATATAACAGCAGGTCTTAAGACATTAGAGACTTCAATTATGACTAATAAGTCCAGGATCATAGGGACTTTAGCAGCAGCTTTTGTTGGTAAAGCCTTAACACGTAATTTCGCAAGTGGCACACTAGCTAAACTAGGGCCAATTCGAGTAAAGGCATAAGGAGAAAAAAATATGGCATTCTATAGAACAAGGGAAGGGGCTGTAACGGCCGCAGACAGCTTTACAGCGTTAGGTAGTCTATACGGACAATCTACAACCGCAGCAATACAAGTTCCAAGTCAATCGTCACAGATTGTAGGAATGATAGCGACAGTATCATCAGATAGTGCAACTAATGGGGCCACAACTTTTGCAGTTCAACTATCGGGTGATGGATTAAGTAATGGTCAGGAAACCATAGTTGTTGGAAGCACAGGCGTAGATGGAACGCCAGCATCTAACGGCATGACAAATCTTCCACTAACTTTAGATGTTGCTATACCAGTAGTAGGTTCTAACCAAGTTTCCGTTGCAATGGCAATGGATACAGATGTTGGAAGTTGCTCAGCCGCAGTAACTTTAGTATTTGCATAGATGGTCTACAATCGGACTGGTTACGCTCCTTGGAGTTTAACGAGGGCCGCGGGCGTTCAGTCTGCAACCGTAGACGGAACTATTGAAGTTCCTCAATATATTCAACCTACGTTAAACACGGGGTTTGTTGATGAGAAAGGTAATTGGAAAGGAGTTAAATCTAGTGATGAAACTTTTAACATTAGGTCAGTAGATGAAGCAATCCCTAATGGAACTGCAATACTAACACCTACAACTAACGCTGATGGATCCTGGCCTTTAGATATGACCGGTTACCGTGATATATTTATTGCAATATTAACCACCGAGGCTGGTAATTATGAAATACAAGCAGTTATGGGACCTCAAGCCGTAGATGGTGGGTTTGCTGGTTTAACACCAGTTAATCCCGCCGCAAAGTTAAGAGGTAATGCTTATCCACAACAACAATACCATAGTGACTTCGAAGATTTGTTCGATGAGGGCGCGGAAGCTTTAACCGCTGACGTATGGAATATATTTATTATTGAGAATGTTTTAAAGAGTCAAAAGCTATTACAATTTAAGATAAAAAATAACACTGGTTCAGAAGCCGCTAAGATAGAGACCGCGTTTATGAGAATAGTATAATGCCTACCAAAAGAGAACGTGAATATTATGCAATGGGTTATCAGGACGGTTATAAACTTGGCCGGATTTCAGGCCGTGACTCTGAACCAAAC